CTATCTCCACACCAGTGGCAGTTCCAACAGTTAAAGAAACTCCAAAGCCTATGCTTGTAAAAGCAAAAGAGCCAGAGGTTATAGAGGTTGTTGACTCAAGCGAAGGTGAGCCTGAGATTAAACCTATTCGTGGCTTTGGTGCTACGAAAGTTAAAGCGGCTGCGCAAGAGCCAGCTAAACCAAAGGTTGTACCAAAAGTTGCTCCTGCAAAAGTAGAATCCGCAAACGATATCGCTGATGAGATTGCTAATCTGTTAGGAGAGATGGATGCTGACGACGCTTAACTTCGAGAAAGTCGAAGTGCTGCGCAGGCATCTGATGTTAACAACTACAGAGATGGCTGAAGTGTTCGGGGTGTCGCGTATAACATATTATAACTGGGTAAATGGTACGCCACTCCGAGCAAAAAATTTAGCCAACGCTAAGAAAGTAATCCGTAAACTAGTAGCGGCTGTTAAAGAACATAACTGGCCTACAGAGGAAGTACGCCAGTTGGATCAGAAGCAGCGACTACAAAGATTGCTTGCCCTACTAGAGCAGCACACGTAGAATGAAAAGTTCGGGGAGGTGATTCCTCCCCGACTCAAACAACCGGGGATAATAGTATGAATACGTTGGATTTTCTCCGACGCGTCTTGCCGTCGCAAGGGCCGTATGTTGCCCTCGCTATTAAAGATAAAAAGGTAAGGCAGCAATTTGTTGATTCTATTGAAGATTTAGATACGGTAGTCAACAAGATCAGTGCCGCTGGTCTTAATGCTTATTATGCTGTCGCATCTTTTATTACAAAAGATAACGGAAGAAAACAAGATAATGTGGGTAGTCTTAAGTCATTATACCTAGATATAGATTGTGGTGAAGATAAACCATATAAGACGCAGCGTGATGGCGTAGCAGCACTAGTGAGGTTTGTTAAGGAATCAAAGTTACCAAAGCCACTAATCGTATCATCTGGCAACGGACTTCACGCGTACTGGGTACTGGATAGAGAACTAACAAAGAACGAATGGCAACCACTTGCCGACGCTCTGAAGAACGCAACGCAGCAATTAAAGTTCGACGTTGATCCATCCGTCCCTGCTGACAGTGCGCGCGTACTAAGACCTATAGGGACTGTCAACACCAAGGGCGGTGAAATAGTAAATGGTTTATTAATAAATGAAGAGACACATAACGTAGAACATATTGATAATTTATTGCAGCCGTATCGTACCTCTTCTATCCGGGTGATACCACCTAAGCCACATACTCCCTTAGTTGACCTTAGTACCAAGACAGAGTTCGCGCCTACCAACCACATAATTGTGGCTGATAAATGCCAGCAAGTGCAGTGGGCGATAACCCACCAGAATAAAGTATCTGAGCCTTTATGGTATGCCTTGATCGGAGTGGCTGCGCATTGCGAGAACCCAGAACAAGTTGCAGTTGAGTGGAGCCAAGGTCATCCTGATTACGACTACGATAAAACTATAGCCAAGCTGGAGCATTGGAAGAAGTCTACGACAGGACCAACGACCTGTTCTAAGTTCAAAGACTTACGCCCCAGCGGTTGTGACAAGTGCCGATTTAAAACTATCAAATCGCCGTGCTTACTAGGAATACAGTACCAATCTGTAGATGTAGCTGCCGATGCGCCTGACGAAGTGGTGCATGTTGTACCATTGCCACGTGGGTATAAGCGTGCCGACTCTGGCATTAAGCTCAACATAGATGGTACTGATATAGATGTTTGTCCGTTTGATATATATCCAGTCAGTTATGGTCGTGATGAGACTCTAGGTTTTGAGACAGTACGATTTAAGTGGAACCGCCAGCATGTCGGCTGGCAACCGCTATCGTTTCGTCAAGCCTTCCTTGCCGATGGCAGTTTAGAATTTGCAAAGACCATAGCAGATCAAGGCATTGTCCTACTGAATAAGAACGTAACAGAGAAGTTCCAGATGTTCCTACGCGGCTACATGAACGAACTACGTAAGATACGTACGATGACAAACCTTCATGCCTCAATGGGTTGGAAGGAGAATCATACGCAGTTCTTGATTGGCGACACTATCTTCCGTCGTGATGTCGATGGCACTGTATCAGAAGAGCAAGTAACCGTAGCACAGACATCAAACCGTACAGCCACAGAATTATACACCACTGCTGGTGACTTGGAGAAGTACATCAACTTCACATCTGTAATAGACAAGGCCAAGTTACCCATCCAAGGATGGGCCATGCTCATCGGCATGGCTGCGCCATTGTTCGAGTTCACCGGCATCAAGGGTATAACCATCAACCTATACGGTCCAAGTGGGTCTGGTAAATCTCTTGCACAGCTTATGCTTCAATCTGTCTGGGGTAATCCAGACGCTCTGCACTACGCATCCAAGTTCACACAGAACGCACTCTATGCACGGATGGGTCTTTACAACAACTTGCCTATGACCATTGACGAAACCACGACAATGGCAGCTAAAGATATTGGCGAGTTCCTGTACGATGTGTCGCAGGGTAAAGAGAAAGCACGACTTGCACGCACAACCGAAGAGCGACAATCAAAGACATGGAGATTGCCATGTGTTACGTCGTCAAATAAATCCATGAGTTCCATGCTCATGTCATCTGGGCTGGAGTCCGATGCGCAAATGATGCGCCTCTTTGAAGTGACCGTACATTCTCACCCGCTGTTTGTTGCTGACACCGAAGCTGGCAAACGTATCCATACTTTTGTGACAACCAACTATGGTTTGCTTGGCAGAGAGATCATACGCAAACTTATGGAGTACAGTGCTGACGATCTAAAGCTGATCATTGAAGCCCACCGAATAGAGTTCATGCAGAAATACCAATGCAAGTTCGTCGGCAGTGAGCGGTTCTGGGAACAGACAATTATCCTAGCCGATCTTATTGGCAAACTGGCTATTGAGTGGGGGCTGATCCGCTTCGACTATACCAAATGCACTGAGACCGTTGTCAGACAACTGGGTATGGTTCGTAAGAATGTGCAGGACAATGCGACGGATACCTTCGATCTGATTACAGAATACCTAAACGATAATAGTGATACGTCAGTAACAGCTATGCACACATCTGGCAGTAAGGTGTACGTTGATACAACTAGACTACCAAGAAGTGACGTTCGTATTCGCTACGATCTGTTCCGTAAGACCCACTCTGATCCGTTTGAGAAAGGCGTGGTCTTGCTGGATCGTGCGCACTTTAAACGCTGGCTGGCTACCAATGGCGCTGATATCCGTAACGTATTGCAAGACATCGTTGCGGCTGGTGTAGATGCGACACCTAACATCAAGAAGGCTTACCTTGCCAAGGATACATCCATCAAGCTAGGCCAGACGTATGTGGTTGGTATTAACCTCAAACATCCACGGCTCGAAGGCATCCTAACGGATAAGGATGACGCAGTAATCGAAGCTGATTTAGCTGGATTGACCGTAATTAAAGGCGGGAAAGCGGATTAATCTTCCGCTTCCTCCATATCCTGCGTAGTCTTGAACTGCTTACGATACTGCTGCTCCCTACGAAGTTGCTGCTTTGGCGCACTGGTTAGCGTACCCATGTTGGATGCTGTAAGCCCAACGCGTTTCTTAGATTGCTGAAGCGCAAGCCAGTCAGCACGTGCGGCTGTAATAGCGGCGCTATCACCACTACGTTTAGCTTCGGTGTACTGGCGTCTGATCTGCGTCGTGCGTTCAGCAAAGTACTTATCAAACTCATACATGTCTTGGCGTGTACGCTTGACATCTTTCATCGTACTCGTCGTAAAGCCAAGCGTTTGAAGGAATGAGTCGAAGAATGTAAACTCCTCTGACGACACAACAAGATCGCCGTTGCGCCGAGTCACGCCCTTATCAAAGGTTTCACGATAAGCGCGCATTGCACTCTTGATACCATTAGGCATCATCGCTTCGATGGCTTTATAGAGTTGCCCTTCAGTGTAATATTTATAACCGTCTGCAAAGCTGGCAGCGGTACCAAACAGCGGACCGCCAAGACCCACAACAGATTTAGCAAAGGCATCACGGCCAGCGAAGTCGAGATCAGTGTAAGGCGCTGGTGAGAAGACGTTGTTCAATCCAAGTTGTGAACTGACATCGACACCAAGGCCAGCCGGTACACCGTTGAGAATAAAGTCAGCTAGTCTGTCGTTACCAAGGATGCGCCGTAAGAAGCGTTCCTCATTCACTGGTTCATCCGGCGGTCCGAAGATCGCAGCAAGAATGTAGGACACAGCACCAGCCAATGGCAGACCAAGAGCGCCAGTGACCAAGGCCGTTTGTCCTAGTACATTGCGGAGAACTGCGCGGCCTAGTTTACGTTCATCTTCAGAAGCGCCAGCAAATGCAGCATGAGTATTCTTAATAAGCAGCGATGCTTGCATAAGCTGGAACTTACGGAACTGTAGGATGACCTTGCTGAACGAGAACGAGTTGAACAAGCGTGGTGCATTGATACCAGAGTAGTCACCTTGCGTGTCACTGATAACCTTAGCAGCATAATCAAATGCAGCTTTCTCTGACATGTTGTCAGCACGTGCGAGACGGTACGCAGCCAGTCCTGACGATACACGGTTGATGACTTCGATCTGTCGCGTTGCAGCCGTAAGTTTCTGGAGAACACGTTGTAGTGAACGGTTTGGACCCGGCGTCTGATTTGTCTCCCAGTAACCAAGGTCGTAACCCATACCAATATCTAGCAAGCCATTGTCACGAAGAGCTTCAAGTAGTTTAATTTCTTCTGCTGAGTAGGCTTTGCCGTCTGGCTTCTTCAACTTTGTCAAGTCAAAATCACCAGAGAAGAATTGTTTAAGGGCTGGCATAACACCGCCCGTAGACTTGGCAAACGAGTACGCCATCTCGCGGTAAGTACTATTGATGGCGCTTGCAGTACGGCCATACCCAAACTTCGCAGCCATGTACGGAAGGCTGAGCATGTAAGTCTGAGAACCGTTGAGGATGTAGTAGCGTGGCAGCGTGAGCAGTGTCCACACAGAGTTGTATCTGAGCAACGTGTCTTGAAGCGGAGTAGGTTGTGTGCCAATGCCAGCAACATGGCGACCCATTACTTCATTGTAAGCACGCATACGATCTTCGCGTGTACTAGCGCCGTCACCTGCACGTGCATCTATACTCATCTGGCGTAGAGCGCCAGCGATCTCTGGCTCAAAGTTCATAGACCCGATGAAGTGCGCATTGGCTACGCCATTGACAGAGAACGCACGAAGCATGTCATCGAAACCGGCTACGCCTTTACGTGCAAGCTGATGACGACGGGCGCTATTCTCAGCCAACATACCGACGTACAGATCCATGATGAACGAGTTGATAACAGCAAGTTCTTTCTTACCGAATCCAGCTTCTTCGCTGTTCTCAATAATAGACTTGACCTGCTGCATCGCCATCCATGCAGGAGCTTGAATGGCTCCGTAAAACTTCTGCTTCTGGAAAGCATCCGTTGTCATGCCGGGGAACTGAGTTTTGATCTCACGTTCTTTGCGCTTCGCTTCTCCAAGCGAGTCAGAGAAGATAACGATGTAATCGTCAGGGTTAGCTTCAAGTTCTGCTACCTGCTGCGCATGATTGGCATCACGATCCTCGACGGGCAATGCTTCCAATGCGCGAAGGCGCGCAGACTTAGCGACCGTAACGTAATTACCAAAGCGAGACAGCGCAGCATAAGGACCACTGCGCTCTTTCAGATAGGAGTCAAGGAGTTTCAAACGGTTGGCAGCTTCCTGCTGCAGCCGGGCCTTCTCCTCTTGGGGCAGCGATTCATACTCTGGACCAGTCAAGCCAGCGCGAACTTGCTCCTCAATCGAAGCGCGCATCTTACGCATATCTTTGTAATTTTTTTCAAAGACAGCGGACACAACCTTCTTTGCATTATCTGGCAACGCATTGTATTGCGCTTGCATTTGCGGATCAATAGTTACAGGCTCTTTGATCCACGAAGGTTGGAAGCCCCACGCTTGTCTGAGTGTACTGTCGGATAAGAATTGGTTAACTTGTTTATACGCATCGCCGAGGTCGCCCGTCTGCTTCATCACCTCATCGACTTCGCGCTTAAGCTGTTCGATCAGAGTGTTGCGCTTCTGGATACCATCGAAGTATTGGCGTGCCGTAGGTAGGAGCGGACTAATCCAGTTGATCAAGTCGCGGGAGAACGACATGAAGTACGCGCCCTTCAACGAGAAGTCACGGATATTGTAAGCGATGGTGTATGCCATGTCCTGCAGTGGAGCAGGGACTGTTGTCTCAATAAAGTTATCTATGCGTGCGTTTGCCGCAGCATTTTCTTCTGGCGTAATCTGAGTCACGACATCTTCAGATAACTTGGGTTCAAGATCACGCACCAGTTTATCGGATACTCCACTGCCGGGAGGAGGTGGCGGTGGAATGATATCCTCGTTAAACTTTGGCGCACCCATTCGATCAAGGAACGTGGAGACAGATTGCTCTGGCAAACCAGCAGTACGACCAGCAGCGTAAAGTCTTTTCAATCTATCAGCGAGGCGCTTGAAGAATTTCTCTACGAGCGTGAGCGGTTTCGCCTGCGTGGTAGCCCACTTAGAAGTCTGGTCAGCGAACCACTCATTGAAACCAAGCCAGTAATCTAACTTGTCTTTGACTGTCGTCTGCATAAATGGTGTATCACTAGGACCTCCACGCACCGTATCCTTTGCCATCTGCGAAGCGCGAAGCGCAGTAGCTAAGTCCTTGACTGAAGTACCTTTGGCTTGAGCCAAAGCTTTCTTGAATAGTTCAGCGGTCTTTGCTTTTTCCTGCCGTGTAGCAGGGAAGTTCATCGTGGCTAACGCGTTTAACCTACGTATTATGGATTCATTAATGTCGTTAAACACTGATTTATTTACATTAAGCTTAGTTAAAAACTTATTGTAATCACTAATGATAGCAGCAATCTCAGCATTAGAAGCTTTACTCAACAAGACACGTTCTACAGAATGTCCAATCTCATGGGATATAGTTTCCAATGCGCGGACATACTGGCGCGAATCTAACGTACCTTCCGACTTGAGAAAGATTAAAGTAGTGCCATCGCTCAGCAAAGTATTATTGCCGTATGCAGACGACCTATTCATGTTGGCAAGTTCAGTATAGAACTTTCCGTGCTGAGCCGTGGAAACACCAAGTGCTTCAGGTGTACTTCTTGTGTAGGCTTTTACATTCTCATCGTTAACCACGCCAAAGAACACTGGCGTATCAGCCATGCCAACAGCTTGCCACAGTGCCGCGAATGTATCCGCGATGCGAGGATCAATGTTGGTTAAGAACGTGACATTACCGCGCTTAGTTCCAGTAGTAACTGGTTCTACTTGTTCCGGCTGCGGCCCGCCTTCGACAGGGAGATTGCCACCGCCTGTTTGATCGCCGCCTTCTTGGACTTGGGTCGGGACGTTCCGATTGTCCCCTTCGCCTTGTACTTGTCCACTAGTTCCTTGATATTGGCCGACACCACCTTCTGGGACTTGCCTGACTTGAGGGGCATTTGGGATCTCCGTTGGTTGTACAGGAGCAGCCGCCGGAGCGGGTGCAGTTGGTGTAACACCTGCGACAGGAATTGTCGTAGGATCAGCTATATAACTGTCAAGTTGTTTGAGTAAGTCATTACCGGCTTTAATGTGGTTGCTGAGAAGGCGCTTAGCTTCAGCCTTCGTAATGTCCTTAGCTTTGATTATATTAGCCAGTTCGCGCTTGGCGCTGGCCTTCATTCCTTGCTGCAGTCGGACACGATCTCTCTGCTCTGCTGCATAGAACGCGCGCAGCTTCTTGAGGTAGTCAACCGTCGGCGCTTCTTCGAATGTCGGCGTTTCTACAGGATAGAGATCAGCTTTAGCTGCCTCGCTCCTAGCAGCCAAGGCTGCAAGACTCGCAGCTTGCTGCGCTTGAAGTTGTCTTCCAATCGCTGGCTGTGTGCGACGAAGCCTAGCAACACCACCTTCGAGAGGCAGTCCGGGCTGCGGCATATCCAATGGCAACTCAAGTTGCGTCGGCGTAACAGGAAGCGTAGCAGGTGTCGGAGCTAC